TTAGAACACTGATGGACAAGGAGTTCTACGATAATAACAAAGGCATCCGTACTCCTGATGAGTTATTCACTAAAGATGTACGTATCATTAAGCGTACATTAGACTACGCTATGCAAACATATGAGCAGGACTTATCACCAGCAGAACTAGAGTCACTGTTCTTTACACGTAACACCCTGACCACAGCTAACAAGGAAGCATACAAGGATCTATTCAGAAAGATATACAAAGAGAAACCTATGTCTGACTCTATTGCCCAAGAGGTTTTAGGTAAACTATTTCAGCAGGTAGTAGGTGAAAAGATAGCTAACATAGGGTTCAAGTATGTCAATGGTTTAGAGAGTACACTAGAGCCTATACGTAAGCTTATCTCTGACTATCAGGATGACTTCATGCCTAACTTAAAGGTAGATTGGGGTGACATAACTATTGATACACTACTACAGAAGTCTGACATCCAGGCCAAGTGGCAGTTTAATATTCCTACACTAAAGAGAAAGGTAGAGGGTGTATCAGGTGGTCACTTGGTACTGATTGGTGCTAGACCTAACACAGGTAAGACATCTTTCCATGCCTCTATCATTGCCTCTGAGGGTGGCTTTGCTAGGCAGGGTGCTAAGTGTATCGTGCTGTGCAATGAAGAATCATATGATCGTGTAGGTGCTAGGTATCTGAGTGCTGCATCTAACATGTCTATGGAAGAAGTCAAAGGTAACTATGCCTTAGCTGCATCACGCTACAAGCCAGTGTATGATAACATCAAGATCAAGGACAGCACAGGTAAAGATATGAATTGGGTAGAGGCTCTAGTCAAGGCTTACAGACCTGACATATTAGTGCTCGATATGGGTGATAAGTTCGCCAGTAAGGGTAGCTCTGAGTCACACGTTTATCTAAAGGAAGCAGCGATACATGCACGTAACATAGCCAAGCAGTATGACTGTGCTATCTTGTGGATGTCACAACTGTCTGCTGATGCAGAGGGTAAAGTGTTTGTAGATCAATCAATGATGGAAGGTAGTAAGACAGGCAAGGCAGCAGAGAGTGACCTGATGCTGTTGCTTTCTAAGAACCCACAGGTAGAAGGACAAGAAGAGCAAGACACACAGAGACACATTAACGTAGCTAAGAATAAACTTAAGGGTGGATGGCATGGTGTTATACACTGTGAGTTAGATGGCTCTAGATCAAGGTACACAGTATGAGAAGAGTTCTAGATGTAGAAAACTCTATCACCTTACGTGATGGTAAGATACACAACGATCCCTTTGAGGCCAGCAATACACTGACTCAGGTGGGTGTACTGTGCTTGGATACTGATGACAAGAAGCTGTTATGCTTTGACCATGCAGAGGCTAAGGATATTGATGGTACTAATAAGTGTACGCTACAGAGGGTCTTAGATAGTACTACTCTGTTGATTATGCACAATGCACAGTATGATCTTGCTTGGCTGTGGGCTAATGACTTCAAGTATGATGGTGACATTTATGACACTATGCTGTCTGAGTATCTATTGTTACGTGGACAGAAGGACTTACTTAGCTTAGAGCATTGCGCCCAGCGCAGACAGTTAGAGTACCAGAAGGATGATACATTAAAACAGTACTACAAAAAAGGATACAACACAAATGAGATACCTCTGGATGAGCTTAGTCATTATCTTGAGTATGACTTACGCACTACTGGTGAGTTGTACAAAGCCCTTGAAGCAGACTATCAAACCCCTGCCAGCGCCTCCCTACATAACGTCAGAGACATTACCTTCCGCACCTGCAAGTGTCTCGCCAGAATGTACATGCGTGGTTTCAGGGTGGATAGAACCGCCCTTGAACACGTTAGAGATGAGTTCCAACAAGAACACAATGACATTACAGTACGATTGCAACAACAAGTGCGAACACTCATGGGAGACACACCCATAAACCTTAACAGTCCAGAGCAACTATCACAGGTTATCTTTAGCAGAGAGATACACAACAAGAAAGAATGGGTAGATCTATTTGAGTTTGCTAAGACACCCCAAGACTTTAAGTCTGTTGTAGAGAGTAACAGTAAGCTAATACTTAAGACGTTTGCTGTCACTTGCCCTGAGTGTAGAGGCAGAGGACATACATATAAAACAAAGAAGGATGGTACAGCATACAAGAAACCTAACAAGTGCACAGCATGTAACGCCAGAGGCTACCAACTAAAAGAGTTACGTGAGGTTGCAGGTCTACAGTTCAGAGCACCAAGTAAGAAGTGGGTCAGTGCTAATGGTTTTAGTACAGGTAAAGATAAGCTTGATGTCCTTATAGCTAATGCAAAAACAAAAGGTATGAAAGATGCAGAACAATTCCTTACAGATGTTAAAAGGCTTAGTGCTATTAGTAGTTATCTCTCTAGTTTTGTGGATGGTATTTCCACCTACACTAAACCCAATGATATACTCCACGTTGGGCTTACCCAACACATCACAGCAACAGGACGATTCAGTGGACGTAAACCCAACATGCAAAACATGCCAAGAGGGGGAACCTTCCCTGTAAAACGTGTGTTCATATCTAGATGGGAAGGTGGTCACATTATGGAAGCTGACTTTGCACAGCTTGAGTTCAGAGCCGCAGCTTTCTTATCACAAGACCCTGTAGCTATGCAAGAGATTGACACAGGGTTTGATGTACATGCCTACACTGCCAAGGTTATCACTGATGCAGGTCAGCCTACTGCTAGGCAAGCAGCAAAGGAACATACTTTTGCTCCCCTCTTTGGTGCTACTGGATATGGTAGATCTAAGGCAGAGGCAGCATACTATGAACACTTCAATGATAAGTATGAGGGTATAGCTGCATGGCATAAGAACCTAGCTAACGAGGCGCTTAGGTTTAACAAGATAACAAACGTTAGTGGCAGACAGTATGCCTTTCCTAATGTAGTACGTAAGGCTAATGGTGGTGTGTCTCACTTCACTATGATAAAGAACTATCCAGTGCAGGGTTTTGCAACAGGTGACGTTGTTCCCCTTGTACTGATTGAACTAGAGGCTAGGCTTGAGAAGCTACAGTCTTGTATTGTAAACAGTGTGCATGATTCAATGGTAGTAGATGTACACCCAGATGAAAAGGAGTATGTACTGGCAACAATAGATTCACTTAATGAAGATCTAAATCAGTTAGTAGAAGAAGCATATGATGTAAAAATGAATGTACCTCTACTATTAGAAGCTAAGATAGGTAAGAATTGGCTTGACATCAAAGACGTTTAATGGTATAACTTAGTCTCTTTAACGTTGAAAGGAATAACAACATGAGCAACTTAGCACCACTACATGTGGACAACATGAACCTAGCAGATGCAATGGGCTTCTCTGCTAGTTCATCTAGTAGTAATACACAGTCAAGTCTGTACCGTATTACAACAACAGTAATACAAGAGGTCAGCCCAGAGACTAACAAGATTGTATCATCTCCTGTATTCAAGATTAAGAAGGGTGTAGATGAAGAGTTCTTAGCACGAGAGGTAGAGGTACGTCTGTTTGCTGAGCGTCAGCGTTGGCAGCGTTGGGATAGTGAGAACAATACATTCCAAAAAACTGTCATGTCTACTAATCTAAATGGTGATCTAAAAGATACCTTAGGTACGTTTAACCTTGGGCGTCCTACAGGATACGTCAAAGACTTTAATGCACTACCTCAAGACATGAAAGATCTTATGCGTAGTGTCAACCGTGTAAAGGTTATGATGGGTATGGCTCGTGTTATTGATCCATTCACAGAAGATGGTGGACCTATCACAGATAACTATGCAGAAGAGATCCCTTTTGTATCTGACATCAAGAACCGTGACAGTTTAAAGTCTATTGATGGTGTAGTAGGTAAGCTTATGGGTAAGCGTATCTCACCAGTAGAGCACACTGTTGCATTATTAGGTGACGTACAAGCTATGCCTACAGGTGTAAAGTATGCAACTATTGTAGCATCGATGGGTGAGCGTGTTGGTTTCTCTGATGGTGACAATGATGTACTGGCTGACTTCCTAGACTACGTAGAGAAAAACAATGAGTACATCTTAACTAGGTGGGAAGAAAACCACACTGCTAAGCTAAGCTCAGAAGACTCTGCTATTGTGTCTAACATTGTAGACCTAGAGGACTTTGAGTAATGCAGCACCCTGCAGAACTAGCAGTGCATTCCTATCTAAGGAAGTCTATCAGTGATGAGGCAAGTATGTCTCAAGAAGTTATTGATAAGGTAGCTGAAGATATTAAGGATGCACTGCATAAGCAGTTCAACTCTGAGAAGAGAGTATTTAAAAAGAGGATGTCCAACATTGGGCGTCCTAAGTGTCAGCTTTGGTTTGATAAAAATAAGCCTGAGGGTGCAGAACCTTTGCCTGTATCATTCAAGATCAACATGGTCATTGGTGATATAGTTGAGGCTGTATTCAAAGGACTACTCAGAGCATCAGGTACATCATTTGATGACAACGATAAGGTAACACTAAAGTTATCTAATGGTGGTGAGGTTAGTGGTGAGTATGACATGGTTCTAGATGGTAAAGTAGATGACGTTAAGTCTGCTTCACCGTGGTCATTCACTAATAAGTTTGAAGACTTCCATACACTAAACAAGGGTGATACATTTGGTTATGTGTCACAGCTTGTAGGCTACGCTACTGCTGCAGGTAAAGGCGTAGGTGGCTGGTGGGTAGTCAACAAAGCTAATGGTGAGTTCAAGTACGTGTCAGCCTCTGAGGTAAACAAAGAAGAAGTACTACAAAAGATAGAGGATACCTATGATTACCTAGACAATGATAAACCCTTTGAGCGTTGCTTTGAGGCTGAGCCAGAAACATATCGTGGTAAGGCTAGTGGCAACTACAAGCTAAGTAAAACGTGTGGCTTCTGTGCACACAGGCACAAGTGTTGGCCCACACTAAGAGCATTACCTTCTCAGGTATACAGTGGAAAGAAAACACCACCAACAGTAGAATATGTCAGCTTATGGAGTGATAGATAATGACAAAAGTAACTATTGATGAAGTAGAATATGAGACAGAAGATTTCTCAGAAGATCAACAGGCTCTAATCAATGAGCTACAATACAACTCAACTGTACAAACGCAGTTGAACTATGAGTTAGCCAGTGTTCGCACTGTAAGTAACATCTTAGCCAATCGTTTAAAGGCATCACTTAATCCAGATGAAGAAGTAGATGACAACGAAGAGGCGGCATAGCTCTAGACGGTATCGCAGTGGCTTAGAGAAGACTACCGCTGCGTACCTAAAAGACAATCAAGATAAAGTCAGGTATGAAGTCTTAAAGATAGAGTGGGAAGACCTACGCTACAGGACATACACACCTGACTTTGTTTTGGATAATGGTATTATCATAGAGACTAAGGGTATATTTGATAGTGAAGATAGAAGAAAGCACCTAGCAGTACGAGAGCAACACCCAGAGTTAGATATAAGGTTTGTATTTAGTAATGCTAAAGCAAAGCTATACAAGGGTGCTAAGAGTAGGTACTGTGATTGGTGTGATAAGTCAGAGTTTATGTGGGCGCATCGTGTCATACCAGAATCCTGGCTTAAAGAAAAAGGAAAAGTTTTAACTTTAAAACGCATCCCTTTCAAGGGAGACAAAAGGATAGAGTAATGTCTTACACATTAAAAGATGATGAAGTAGCTATACTACTAAGACCTGTAGAGTTTGATGAGTATGGTGAGTGGTCAGGTGAACTTTCTACAGCTTTATCAGTAGGCCCAACTAATAGATCTAATGAGGAAACAATAGCTTACCTTGTACATCTGGCTACTCTTATGGGAACATTCTTAGAGATGGCACAAACGGATGAAGACTTATATGATTTAGTAGAAGAAAAACGAAATGAATTAATAGGGGTTGACAATGACAGAACAACAGAGTATGAAGAAGTAGAGGGTACGAATGGTAAAGTTGTACGCTTAACTAGATTTACTAAAACACAGGGTAACGCATGAGTAACACACATGATGCAGTAAACAATCCAGTACACTACAATCACGCTGGTATTGAATGCATTGATGCAATAGAAGCTATGACTGAGAACATGTCTGGATCTATAGCACCACATGCAGCTAACGTACTAAAGTATATGTGGAGATGCGAGTATAAGAATGGTTTAGAAGATATAGACAAAGCAATATGGTATTTACAGAGGATGAGAAAACGGTGGACGGACACACACAAATGAGAAAGTTTAGTGTAACATTTGTTCTAAAGGTAGATGATGATAACAATATATTCTCAGCTTTAGAAGAAGCTCACGTAGATGATATATATGATCTTATTCGTAATACATTCTACGATATAGATGATGTAGAGGTAGACAACTTAAATATTAAGGAGAGAGTGTGTTGATTAATGAGACTGATTTAAAAGCGTTTGGTTACTTTGACATGTTTCAAAATAGTCCAATCTATGAGAATGATCCTGTCAGGTTCTACTCTCAGTTTGTAGAGGATAAAGTATTTACTAAGGGCCGTGAACGTTTAGTAGAGAATACTCTTGGTTTAGTAGGAGAAGCAGGGGAAGTATCTGAGAAAGTAAAAAAACTGTTTCGTGATAAAAATAGTTTCTCAGATGAAGATGTATTAAAAGAATTAGGTGATGTATTATTTTATGCTACAGCTTTAGCTAACATCTTTGGTGGTAACTTAAAGACTATCATGGAAATGAACATGAAGAAGCTAGATGATAGAGAGCAGCGTGGAGTTCTAAGTGGATCAGGAGACAACAGATAATGGATAACTATTTACCAACAGACTACCAAAGCTTTATCGCTCTGTCTCGCTACGCTAAGTACCGTGACGGTAAAGGGCGAGAGTCTTGGTCTGAAACAGTAGAACGATACATGGATAATGTAGTACGTACTAAAGCTGGCAAGGACTCATACGTAAACAAAATACGTGATGCTATACTAAACCTAGAAGTAATGCCATCCATGAGAGCTATGATGACTGCTGGCCCTGCCCTTGAGCGTGACAATACAGCAGGTTATAACTGTAGCTACCTACCCGTAGATGACCCTAAGTCCTTCGATGAGGCTATGTTCATCCTCTTGTGTGGTACTGGTGTGGGTTTCAGTGTTGAGCGTCAGTTCATTACTAAGCTCCCTGAGGTTCCTGAGTTGTTCGACAGTGAGACTACTGTTGTTGTTAAGGATAGTAAGGAAGGTTGGGCTAAAGCTTTCAGACAAGTGCTTGCACTCCTATGGGCTGGTGAGATCCCTAAGTGGGATATAAGTAAGGTACGTCCTGCAGGTTCTAGGCTTAAAACGTTTGGTGGTAGGGCATCAGGTCCAGAGCCACTTGTTGATCTATTTAGTTTTGCTATAAAAACATTTAAGGGCGCACAAGATCGTAAGTTATCTAGCATTGAGTGCCACGATCTTATGTGTAAGATTGGTGAGATAGTTGTTGTAGGCGGTGTACGCCGTAGTGCTATGATATCTTTGTCTGACCTAGATGATGATCGCATACGTCACGCCAAGTCTGGGCAGTGGTGGGATGAACCTGAGAAAAATATTTATCGTTTTGGTTACAGGTCATTAGCTAATAACTCTGTAGCTTACACTGAAAAACCTCATATAGAAACATTTATGCGGGAATGGCAAGCTCTAGTAGCAAGTAAGTCAGGAGAACGTGGTGTATTTAATCGTCAAGCAAGTAAGAAGCAAGCTGAGAAGTATGGTAGGCGTGATCCTAACTATGAGTTTGGTACTAACCCCTGCAGCGAAATCATCTTACGTCCGTATCAGTTCTGTAATCTTACGGAAGTTGTTGTACGTGCAACAGATAATATTGAAGACTTGGAAAAAAAGGTTCGCTTGGCTACGATTCTGGGAACCATACAATCCACCTACACCAAGTTTCCATACTTGCGTAAGGTGTGGAACAAGAACACAGAAGAGGAGCGTTTGCTGGGTGTGTCGCTTACAGGAATAATGGACAACCCACTGATGACCTCTGCTAATAGAGGATTGGAGAAGACCCTTGCACACCTTCGTGGGATTGCTGTTTCTACTAATGCTGAATGGGCTGACCGTCTTGGTATACCTGTTGCTGCTGCGATTACATGTGTCAAACCGTCAGGAACAGTATCACAACTGGTGGATAGTGCCTCTGGCATACATGCTCGCCACAGTTCCTATTACATCCGTACTGTTAGGGCTGATAACAATGATCCGCTAACACAGTTTATGAAGGACAGTGGCGTACCTAATGAGCCATGTATGCAGAAGGGTGACAGTACAACTGTATTTAGTTTCCCTGTCAAAGCACCAGCAGGAGCTATCACACGTAATGATATGACTGCCATTGAACAACTAGAGACATGGCTTACATATCAGCGTCACTGGTGCGAACATAAGCCAAGCGTAACGATCTCAGTACGGGATGAAGAGTGGATGTCTGTAGGTGCATTTGTGTATGAACACTTTGATGAGATGAGTGGTGTGTCTTTCTTGCCACACTCTGACCATACTTATCAACAAGCACCATATCAGGATTGCAATAAGGAAGAGTATCAAGTACTCTTGTCAGAGATGCCAGAGAAGATAGATTGGTCTAAACTCTCTGAGTATGAAAGCGAGGATAACACGGTAGCAATGCAGACTATGGCTTGCACTGGTGATGTTTGCGAAATAGTAGACTTAACATAAACCCTAAGGAGAAGTAACATGACAGGTTTTGAATTTATAGCAGTAGCAACTATCAGTATGGCAGCTATTGGTGAAGTAGTAAGCTTAGCTTCAGAGCACGGCCCAGCAATTATTGATCAAGTGAAGAGTTGGTTTTAACATGTATGCTTTACTGTTAGTTATGATGTTTGAAGGTAAGGTACAAGTACAAGCCTTTAATGGTTTGTTTATGGATAATGCGTCTTGTGTTGAGGTTGGTTCTACAATGGAGAAACGTTTAGAAGATTCAAAACCAGGACCATCAGCTACAGCTAGAACATACTGCTTTCAAATACCAAAAGAAACGTAGATTGGATATCGAAGAAGAAGCTAAGAGACACGTTGAAGCTAAACAAAGAGAGTTCTATGATAAGTTAGTTACTCTGCTCATACCTGCACAGAGGCACATTAAAAATAATCTGAAAGAGTCAGACATAAAAGATAGATCTCTTGAACGATTAGATGATGTAGCTATAGTTGCTAGGTTTGCTGCAGAAGAAACAGGACTAAAATAAAAAAAGGGGGCTGTCATGGCCCCCTCTTCTTTTGTTAGTTACCTTTGGCTATATAATTAAGATGTTCAATGTAAGAGTTGTACATCTGTAACTCTCTAAAGTTAAAGTCCTCTAGCCTAGCTTCCACACCCTTAGATTGCATAAACTTCATAGCCTTTGCTCTCTGTTCTTTATTACCCTTTGTAGATGCTTTGTAACGCATACGTTCTATAAAGTTTGTACCTGATGTACTATCTAAATGATCACGTATAGTACCTCTTGCTTCATTAAGCACAGCTTTAAGTCTATCCCTACGGTAGCTTAAGTCACCCTCTATAAATCGTTTATCTTGTATAAGCTTACTCATCTTTGTTTCTAACAGAGGTGCAATAGAACTATTAAAAATTCTATCATACTGAGTCATCTTAGATCTACTGTCTGCTGTCCATGTTTTCATCTCAGCCATTGAATAAGCTTTCTCAGCAGCGGTACGTCCTCTCTTCACAGTCAAACCAAAGATGCGGGATAATGGGTTAGGGTCATAGATCTCACCCTCACGAGTTGCTACTCTAAGTTGCTCGCCTGTAAGTGTGTCTGTCTCCCCTATAAAAGCTTCAATGATATTATCAAAGTATTTAGTGGCTTGCTGTGTAAACACTGCACCACCACGAGCCTGTCTAGGATCTTTTGCTATGTCAGTCTCAGTCATAAACCCTACAGCACGATTGACTGCATCAAGTGGTCTGAAGAAACCTGCTCCTATGTTACCAGCACTCTTATATAAAGAGTCTAGTCCAGCCTCACGAGAACCTTCTTCACCTGTTATAAAGTCAAACACATTATAAAGGTCATTAGCAAACTGTGTATCTCTAGCAACCTGACCAATGGCAAGCTGGTTAAGTAGATCTTCTCTTACTTCCTTAGTAATAGGCTCACCTTTACGATTAAGATTGGCTGCTCTACCTGCAGCTAAGAAGAATGAAAAGGGAAATACGTTACGTACATCTACAATAGTACCACCACCTGCATCTATTTCGTTGTAAGCTAATCCTTTTTCCTCTTGCTTCTCAGAGTAGTGCATAGCTAAACCTAATGATGCAGACCCTACAACAGAACGTGATACAGCTTCCATAGATGTTATATCTCTTTTACTCTTACGTATAATTCTAGATGCTGCAGGTAAGAAACTTAAAGGACTCCACTGATACGCCGTAGCCACAACATTATTCATAAACCTACCAAAGGGTAAGATAGTTCCTAGGCCTGGTGTATTGGATGCTTGCTCTACCAGCTTAGCTACGCCACCTAACATCTGATCGTCTGTAGTATAGTCTTTAGAAAATACAGATCTCATAGTAGTGTCTAGTGCTGCACCAATAACATCATCATCTAATACTTCCAAGTCACCTTTCTGCAATACGTCTGCAAGTGTACGATCAGACTTTAACCTTAGGTACTTATCTAGATCTGTCATAAACATTTGTGACTTAGTAAAGCTATCCTGTATGCGAACACCAGTTATATTCATAGCAGCATCAGTAAAGTTTTCTATACCAAACTTACCATAAACAATCTTATTACTTTCATCTATACCATAACGCTTTGAGCTACGCTCTACTGCTGCGCCTACAGTTTCAAATAACAAACCTTTAACATCTTTGTGTTTATTTAAAAAGTCCATATATACATCATGTGTAGTGAATGGGTCTAAAAGGTTACGCATTTTTTGCATCTGTATCTGCTTATAAATATCAGACTGCCTCCCTAACTCACGGCCTATTTTAGTCCTATTACCACCAGCACCTAGAGAAGCTATACCTAACGCACCGCTAGTCAGCAAATCAGATACAGTTTGACCAGCATAGTACTGACCAAAACCCATAACGTTAGCTGATGTTGTTGCAGGTGAAGATACAAGTAAACGCTTCCATACGTTTTGACCATACACAAAAGGCTTAGCCCTACGTGCTAAAGCGTTCTCGCTTTCTAGTGCATCTCTTATCTCTTTATTATTTAATGCATTTGTAAGTGTCTCATTACCAGCTACAACCCCACCATCTACAACCCGTCTAACTCTAGACATAACAGATAGAGTCTTACCTGCTCTGCTTATCTCTCTAGCCATGACATCACCTATGTCTACAGCCAAACCATCCAAGTCTCCTAAATGTATGCCTGACCTAACGTACATCTGTGCAGAGTATTTCTGTAGATCTGCTTCATCCATGTACCTAACTATATTAGTCATTACATCTGATACAGTAGCACTACGTTTTAGTTTAATACCATTGTCTTTAAAGATCTGGGTTAGTCCTGACTTACCGTCTGAACCAAACATAATAGACTCAAGCATAGCCTCAGGCATTGCATCATTACCTAGTTTACTTGTACCTCTTTCTACTTTAGCTGCCCATGAATCTAAGTTTTCTTTTATTACTTTTTCTGCTGACTTCTGTGCAGTTGCATTAAGCAAAGGAGAACCTATGTTGTTCTTTTTAAGTTCTTTAATTCTGTTCTCTATAGCTTCTATTTGTTTAGCGTCAGCATTAGAAGCTTTTAACTTCTTAAGCTTTTCTTCTAGATTATTTATAGCTTTAGTGGGTAGTTCTTTAGCACGAGATCTTGCATTAAGATCAGCCATAGATGAACCTAAACCTGAAGCACCTTCAAATTTACCAAACGTATAGTGTAAACCACCACCTACGCCACCTAGTAAAGTAGAGAACAGTGTTTGTGTTTTACTGTACTCATCCTGTGCTCCTACGTCTAAGTAAATATCTTGTATAGCATCTGTTTGTATGGCTGCAGCAAAGGCATCAAAGGCTGTAGTATAAGCTACTGCTTTTTTACCAGCAGCTTTCATACGCTCTTTAGTAAAAGCTTCTATACCCTCAGAGGAACCTTTTATAATAGCTTCTCTATATGCTTGTTGTGCGGCAGCTTGAGAGGCTTTAGCAACAGCACTGCCTTTCACACTATTAGCTATCATCTTTTTAGCCATAGCGTCACTGGCTTCTTCAGCGGCTTTCTTAGCGGCCTCTTTAGTTGCACCTGATCTGGCTGACTTCATTGCAGCATTAGATGCAGCTTTTTTTATTGCCAACTTACTAGCCTGTGTTACGCCCAGCGCAGATGCCTTACCTACACCACCAGTAAGAACTCCTAAGTAGTTAGTAGGATCTTTAATTGCAGCAAATACATAATCTTTAACACCATCAACTGCACCAAAGAAGCCATCATTAACAAAAACATTACCTAGTTGATCGTATAGTTGATAAGCCTCACCTGCAGCAGCCTTATCCTCTGCAGAACCACGAGATACAAACATCACTTCCCCTGCTGTAGAGATAGTGTTTGTATTAAACTTACGCATGTGATCTACAAAGTCTTCAACAACATCTTCAGGTTTAGCTGTCTTATAATCAACGCCCTTATTACGTGTCATGTAGTTACGTATCTTGTTTATGTTTTCATACTGATACAGATCTTTTTTCTTTAGGCGCTGATCTTCTGGCATGTCACTTTCAAAGACCTCAGAGTTACCATACGTTGGACCCTTTACATCTTGAGCAGTAGAAGTCCGTTGCATAAACTCTTCGTATGTTTCCTCTTCCTCTGTGTTTTGTTGAGCAGGAGAAGCAGTACGTTTCATAAACTCTTCATAGGTTTCTAGCTGAGACATTTAAGCACCCACCTCTTGTATTACTTTAGCCAGATCTGACTTTGGTATATTTTTAAAACCTTCCCAAACACCACGTAGGTTTGCTATCTTGCTATCTAAATCATTACCTCTGTTAATAGCATCCTTAGCTAAGAAAAGAAACATAGCGTCCTGTGTCTCTTCATTAAATACAGTATCACCCGGTAAATTCATTTGCTTCATAAGGCTTCTTAGTGTAGTGCCTACTATCTGATACTTACCCATAGGTGTAGATGTCAAACCCTGTGCACGAGCTTTAGTGTCCTTGCCTAGCCTAGGCTTAACCCACTTACCATACTCACCACTTGGCTTAGAAAAAGCCACCAGTTCATCTAATGTCATATCAGTTACACGCACATCACTAAAGGGTGTATCACCTACTTCAGCATTAGCATACAAAGTATCATACGTACCAGCCTCTACTTTTTCTAGAGATTGCTGTGTTACTGAATCCTCACGTAAGCTTGCAGATGTAACCTCTGCCTCTTGTTCATCTGAGTGAGGGCTACTATATGCATCATATCTACCCATGTTATTTTCTTTCCTTAGTTTTAACTCGTCTATCACCGTCATCATCGGTGAAAATAGCACCAATGGGTAAAGCATCAAAGGCAGCATCCATTTCACTTTCATTGTTATACTCCGTTAAGTCTGCTGAAGTATAACCTAGTTCTCCTTCTTTTGCAACTACATAATGATCTTTACCTGATATATTTACACGAGTTCCAGGTACTGCAATGTCTAGGTTTTCATTAGCCTCTTCTAATGTATCAAATGTTTTTACACCAGTACGTGATAAAAGCTTACCTGTTATTGGGTCATGGGTATCACCATACTGTTCATCCCAAGCCTCAGGAGTTGGGAACCTCAATGGTGCATCAGGATTACCCATAAGTCCTTCTCTTACATTAGGCATAAATAATCTACCTGCAGCCTCTGATATTACATCTTGTGCACCGCCAGGAAACTCATCAGTTCTACCTGCTGTTAAATCTTTAAATGTAATAGTCTTAGGTCTAGGCTCTACCTGTTCTGGTAATCCACTATCACTACTTAGCTTACTTTCAGGTACACCTAAAGCACTAAGTGTGTCATCTACAGCAGACCTTATATCGCCAGATGGTATACCACTATATGAAGGGGCTTTAATAGAGCCATCTGATATAGCCCCTTGATAAGCATCCTCTAATAGATGACTTGGTATAGGCTGACCATTACGTGTACCTGCAATAGGATCATTATTCTCACCTAATTCAAATGTATAAGCACCACCTTTTACTTCGCCATAGCCATCCAAAGCCATTGCTTTTTTAGCTTCATCTGCAAATTCTTGATCTGTGCCTGTAGTACTAGCTCTAATACCAGTAAGGGCTTCTTTCCCAATCATACTTTCCAAGTCATATGCTGGATCATTTAAGAACTTATCTTTATAATCAGTTGCATATGAATTAACTACTTGAGCAAGTCTTTTTTGTAGCATCTCTTTTTGTGCTTCTTCGTCTTCGTATAAATCTTTATATGCAGCAGAGTCTGTTACTTGTTTAGTTGCTGCAGCTACAGATCTGTTAAACTTATCTTGAACATCTGTGGAACGGTAAGCAATACTAGGTGTAATCCTAAAGCTAGTGTTAGGCACAAGGCTAGTGTAAACATCTTGCTTAGCTAACTCATTAAGGTCTAACATAGAGTAGCCATCATATGCAGCTTCTGCATCTGCTTTGGCACGTACTTCACTCTTCAAGTCTATACCAAAGGCCTTACTAAACAATCCTCTCTCTGGTCTTGCAGTACTACCTATACTTGGTTTAGTTAATCCATATGAACGCTCAATAAATTCATCTAGTGTGTAATCATCTGCTGTAAATGACTCAGGCATATCAACCAAGACATCTATTTCAGACTCAGTAAACCTATTTACTCGTGACTTCTCAGCTTCTTTAGTTAGCTTTTCAGCAAAAGTAAACAATGTCTCTGGTCCATTAGCTACAGCAGCTTTAATCATTCTATCTGTAGCACCTAAGCTACGCAAGTTAGCAACCTGAGACATGGCTTTATTTACAAAGGTACGGCGCTTAGCATAGTTAAGCTTACTACGCTCAAACTGCTCACGCATCTCTTCTTCGTACTCATCTGCCTTAGCTACTCTCGCATTGATCTGCTTAGCTTGATCTTCCATAAAAGCGCCAGCAAAAGCTTTCCAATTAAATGCCATAATATATTATCCTCTTGCCATTAAACCACCGCCCTGTTGTGGCATTGGTTGTTGTTGCATTCCTTCTGTTGGCATCTCTTCTTGAGTAGCTTCCATAGGTTCTTCGATTGCTTCCTCAGGTGCGCTTTCTGCTGCTTCCTCAGGAGACATTTCACTAGCTGTGTACTCAGCCATGCCTTTTAGCAGTTCTGTACCTTCATCTACTTCACCACTCTCCTCTGCTCTATTGATAGCAGCTTGAAGTAACATAGTCACACGAGATCTTTCTTTTTCTTCCATAGCTTTCTTAGGATCTTTCTTAGAAAACTTATATGGTATTTCATAACTATCAGCTACAGCAGCAAAGAACTCCATCAAAGCAGGGGCTACCAAAAGACCTACATCTAAACTGTGAATACCTCGCATAACTCCCATAGTGTAAAGAGACTCAACCAAAGGCTTAATAGCTACACCAGATTCTATAGCTACAAGCATATCATCCATGACATCTTCATCTGAAAACTTAGTCATGTAGAATGACAGTGCATCCTCTACAGTATCTATTTGAGGTGGGCGCTCCCAAGGTACATTGCGAGGCTTATCCATTGTTAAAGACTGACCGGGTACAACCCCATTGAATTGTGATCTTGGCATTCTATCTATCCTACTTAGTGAAACCTGCACCAAAGTACAGACCTATGATTGCTGATACTATATGTGTATCTAGTGGTGTAATTACAAAGCCCTGTGCTGTACGCCACTGTACTGTTTCTGCTGGGCCAAACAACCAGTTCCAGAATCCACCAGTAGCCTCAGTGTAACCTACAATTACTCCAACATCAGGATACCACACTGCTACTAGCTTTGGCAAGACAATAATGCTAAACACTGCAGATAAAGCTATAAGTCTACGTGTCCAAGCAAAGTGACTGTCAGTCTTACCTGCATCTCTGGCTGCATTAACTTGGTCAGCCTTGAAGCTTGCTGTCTGTAGCATCATCTTCTGTTGCTCTAGTTTGTTCTTTTGGTTCTGCCCTATGATAGACATGACACCACCAAGGATAGTGGAGAAGAGCATAGTGATTAGTTCAAGGGGTAATCCAAACATTATACGTTAGATCTTACTTTAGGGCGTGAAACTGCTGGACCTAAATTAATTTCAAAACGTCTTCCTTGAGTTTTCTCCTCATCTTTATAACTTCTAGAACCAAGTACAAATGCTAAATCTCGCACAGTCTTATAGTCCAGCTTACCGTTTACTGCTCTAGCAAGTATTTTTTTCATAACACCAGCGTCTGTAAGCTTGCCATCTTTTATAGCCTGTTCATATTCTTCTGTTTTGTATTCTGTACCATCAACAATAATTTCATTGTAATTAAACTGGTCACTAACGATAATGTCACCGTTATTATTTATACTAGCGTTAAACTGACCAAGCATTAGTTTAATCTCGTTAATTGGATCACTACCCTCTGATAAAGCTTTTACTATTTCTTTTGCAGAAGCACCACCCTTTGCTTGATTTACGCTTAAACCACCTTTTCCATACACTTCTTTACCTACAGATATATTGCCATTATCAAATATATCTGTACCATCTTCATTTTGTGCATCAAGGACTAATCTTCTCATAAGCTCTATTGCGTCAGATGAAAAAACTTCAGCCCCTACTGTTCTTTGTTCACCTAATCCAAGCTGACTTACACCTGGTATAGTTTTTAATGGATTACCTTGAGCTAAGTAGCCCCCACCAAATATCATGTCATTCATAAAGTTTTTTCCAACAGGAGAAAATATTGCTCCTAAAATATTTGATACGTCTTTAAGGGGTTTTTTAATAGCTTTAGGAAGAGGGATGCTATTAATAATAGAAGCTGTCTTTACATCTCCTACTTCCATTGCAGATACTCTAGAGGCAGTTGGTCTAGACATTAATCCATCTGATTCAACATCACCCTTAGCTAAACTAAGTAGTCTTTCATTAATCAGAGCATCAGAAAATCTATTCTCACCAGCTATCTGACCCTCTCTGGCTACAGATGGACGGGTATCAAATACTAGTGATTCTATTATAGGGGAATCTGGGGCTACACTACGCAGAGCCTGTTTGGTATTTGGACCTGCTATACCATCTACCTTTAGCCCTTCTCTTTCTTGAAAAGACCTAATTGCTTTTTTTGTATTGTTACCCATTATGCCATCTTCTACAAGAGGCTTACCATTTACTGTTATACCTGCAGCGTTTAGTGCTACCTGCAAATCTTTAGTTGAGTCTAACTCTGTGTAACTTCTTTGTTCTTTTTCTATAGCTTGTATTTCAGCTACACTCTTAGGTCTAGCTCTAGGTCTTACAGAACCCCTAAGATCCATCATACTGTCAACTTGTGCCATTAGATCATCAACATAAGTTTCAGGTTTAATTACATCATCAACTTCAACATTTAAAGAGTTATCTTTGTTGTTCTTATTAGCACCAATAAACTTGTAGGCAGGTGTGTTATACTTATTATAAAGTTTATCTGCATTTATGTTAGCGTCAATGGCTACCTTAGGTCTTGCCATTGGTCTTACTGTAGCCATAGCATCATCTGAAAGTTTATTGATAAAGTTATCTACAGATTTAGTAGGCATATACGTATTTGTATCTTCATCCTCTGTAGTAGGTCTTGCTTTAGGACGCATAGAAGTCATTAAGCCCTGCTTGGGCTGTTCTACTTCTTTATCTTCTTCTACAGAACCACCTGTAATAGAGTTAATAAAGTTCTTTATTATTGTATCTAATGTATTAGCCATTACTGTATCACCTATTTAACTATTCCAGATAGCGCCAACTATAGCAGATAAAAACTGACCAGCCGCACCAGCAGTTGCGGAATCTTCATCCCCATCAGCCCGTATCTTAGCTACCACTAATTCGTGATCTCTACCTACTGCATTCTCTGCACTGTTCCAAGCAAAACTCATCAAGTCACGCTCCTGCTGCCACAACTCATTTAGACCTTGCACAGTCAAAGCATTAGCTGCCATAACCTCTGACATATTTGCTTCATTAAGAGCAGCAGTATTAGCTGTAGCTACACTCTGTCTCCATACGGTAGTAGCTTGTGCAACTACAAGTTCATTCTGTGCATTAAACATGTCACGTTGGTTATCAAGCTCAGCTTGGAACTTAGCCATAGTGTTTTCTTCACCAGCGTTAAACTGCTCCATAGCATTAGATTGTGCTGTATTAAACTGCTGTACCTGTGTAGACATACCCTCAAAGAACTGGTTGACTTGGTTAATACTCTCAGCGTTAAACTGCATCTGTGCATTCTCTGCAGCTTGATCACTAAATATACTCTGCACTAGAGACTGAGCTTCAAACATAACAGCCTGTTGCTCATTGTCTAAGTTAGCCATGTCCATCTCTAGGAAAGCAGACGCCTGTTGTGCTGCAGCCTGTTGTCTATTGTTAAGGTTAGCCATGTCAAGCTGAGCCATAGACGCTACGTCAGCCATAAGCTTAGCTTGTTCGTTTGACAGGTTAGCTAAGTCTACTGTCTGTGCAAGCTGTGCATTCTGTAAAGCACGAGACTGTTCAGCAGTAAAGTTCATATTAGCTACTTCAGCAATACGCTCAGCACGTACAATGTTTGTCTGCTGTTTATTGCTAAGCTCTTGACCTTTCATTGCTGCTTCTATCTGAGCGTTAGCTAGTGCAGTCTGTTGACGGTTAGACATCTCTGACATATCAACTTGTAGCTTATTGCTCATGTTGAAGACAGCAGTTTGTTGTTCGTTGTTTAACTCAATACCACGCTCAGCTACAACGTTAGATACATTAAACAATGCAGTCTGTTGTTTGTTATCTAAGACACGCCCTTCCATAGCTGCACGAGCTACAGCATCTTGGATAAACGCCTGTTGCTTCATGGTAGCGTCCTGCATCTCAGACTCAAACGCCTGTGTACTTTCTAGTACAGCCACCTGTTGCTCATTCGTCAACTCTTGGCCCATCATAGATGCTTGTACTTGTAAGTTAGATAGTGCAGTCTGCTGTGAGTTAGACAAGTTAGCCATCTCTACTTCTAAGTTCTGCGTAGATTTAAGCAATGTAGTTTGCTGTCTGTTTGTCAAGTTAATATCGTTTACTGCAGCATAACGTGCAGCATTAGATAGTGCAACGTTAGCACTGATACTTAGCTCTTGGCCTTGAAGTGCAGCCTTGAATTGTGCAGTGGCTAGTACAGCTTCCTGCTCATTAGATAAGTTCTTTAACTGTAAGTTAGCATTGTTCATAGAGTTCTGAATACGTACAGCTTGTTCATTAGACAAGTTAGCTAACTCAAAGTTCTGTGCTGCAGCAGCATTAGCTAGAGCTACAGCTTGCTCATTACGGACATTCTCCATATCCATTGCAGCAAAGGTAGATGCATCCTGCTGAGCTATAGGGATAGCACTCTCAAGTGTAGCTTGTATGATAGCTGCAGAAGCCATAGAGCTATTGCCTAAACCACGAGCACTCATGGCTGCATTAGCTTTACGTAAAGCACCAGCCGCCCATGCAGGTGTACCATCATCGAAGGAAGCCATAAGCTTCTCCATCTGGCCCTGTACAGTAGAGTTAGCGCCTACGTCACCCTTAACAGCTTTAGCTTGTAGCTGTTGACTAAACGTTGCAGTTGCAGCTTTAGCAGTAGATGCCTCATTAAGAGCTTCAAGTGTTTTAGCTGCGACAATTACAGACTCTTCATTGATAATCTTATTTACATCTACTACTTCATCTGCACCTACAGTAGTTTCTTCTGCTGTGACTTCAGGTACAAACTCAGACTTCTTCTCTTCTGCTGTAGCGTATTCGTCAAACTTAGCAGCTTCTTCTACTTTAGTTGCTTCTGTCTCAGCTACTTGTGTAGGTGGTAAATTGTAGTCTACTTCAGCTTCTGCTTTAGGAGTTTCAGTCTCAAACTTAGCTGGGTCAATCTCTTCAACTTCGCCCTCAAACTCAGCGGCTTCTGACTTTGTATATTCATCAAATAAAGCTGCAGTAGGTATCTCACCTGCATCTAGTTGCCTCTTCATCTCAGGGATTTGACGTATAGTATCTAGAGTTACAGCATCTAAACCTAGCTGAGCTAACTCTTCAGAGTCCATCGTTTCAGCTTTCATCAAAGCCTGATCTGATGGTGTACCTGTAGCTGCAGCAAAAGTTTCTAATGCAGTCTTAACTTTAGGTTGTGATGTTACAGCCGTGTATGTCTCAGCACGATCAGCTACAGCGTCCTGCTCAATCTGAGCCTGTTGCCGTTCATAGTAATCAGCTATATCTTTTACAACACTTTCAGGTAATGGTGTAACTGCTGGAACAGCGTTTGGATAGGGCGGGTATTTTCCACCAAGAAAAAACTCAGAATCATCTAAGCCTTGTACATAAGCCATAGCAGACTTAACAGCAGGATCATCTACTGCATCTGCAGCCTGTGCTTGCTTAACTAAGAGTGTAGCTGCAGTTACTACTTGACCAGTACCCTCATCAATAAGCTGATTGTCTTCTACCTTCAGGCCATACACTGTAGGCTGTGATAGTACAGAGCTAGGGTTAGTTATAGCTTTACCTAGAGCCTCACTCGTAGAGGGGATCTCTGTAGTTTCAAACTGTTTCTGTTTAGTTGATACGTCAGCCTGTGTCTGCGTAGTTAAAAGTTCAGCATCCTCTACATCTTTAGTAAGTTGTTCATATGCATCAAACTCTTGTTGTTTTTCATCTGTAAATATAAAAGGATCGTCTTCTGCCTTTCTTTGTGTAAAGGCATTATACAGAGCCTGTATCTGATCTGGATTAGTTGCAGTACCATCTGGGTTCATTTCTAAACCACCAGAAAGTAAATTATTTAAAATAGCTTTTGTAGATTGGTCTGCATTAATGTAATACTTTGCAGCATCAAAGTTATCTACATTTTCAACTGGTTGTTCTGCACCACTTAATGCTTTCTGTGCCTCTGTAAGTGTACCCATAGCATCACTGTAGGCTGTCTGTGCAGCGTCTAAGTCAGTAGAGGCTTGTGTAGTCTCAGGGGTAGGTGTGCCTGTCTTGAGTACTTGTGAACCTTCAGGTGGGTCTGGTTGATCTTCTGGTGGTTGAACGTCAGAGTCAGGTGGAGCAACACCATAATCTGGAAATACATCATCTGGGTTAATAGGCAAAGTTGTATATACTGGCTTATTCGCAATCTCTGGCTTAATTCTAGATACTTCCTTATAACCTTCAGGTGTTGTTGAACCACCCTCTTGCATACCCATACCAGCTAAAGGCCCACCCTCTACACGTTGCCTAGCTATGTCAGCATAACGGCCTATCTTAGATGCAGCAGCAGGGCTAGATGCTAAGAATAGATCCATGTCATCCTTCTGCGCTGGGCCTGTGTATCCCATCTCACTAAGTAGTTGATGTGTTTGTTGGTTACTAAAACCTTTAAACTGTTTTGCCATTATTCTTTATCCATTCACTACTTCGTTTAAACCCCAGATCATAGCACCTGTACCACCTAAGAATAGTATCACACCTACTGCTAAAGATATACCCCAGAACAATCTATCTCTAGCTTTGGCTTGTGCCTCTAGTGCTTCTTTGTGTCTTTGCCTAGCTGCAGCTTGCTCTTTTACGACAAGATCCCACATGCCAGGTGGTCCATATAGTTGACAAGCTGACCTTAGCTCATCCATACATTCTTTGTGCTTCATCTTAGCTTGGGCTATAGCAAAGCCTTCTTCTTCAGATGAGCTTAGTCTACCTAGTGGGCCTTTGTGTTGCCCCTTCTCAGCTAGTTGTATCTCACTGTCAAGCTTTGCAAGCTTACCAAAGTGAGGCAGTAAGTCTGCTACATCACTACCAGCTTTAACTGCAGAACTAACTGCACCAGCTATCTTAGTAACTGCACCTGCTAAGGCTAATACTTCTATCATTATGGCA